CATGAAGCAGGAACTGGAAGCAACATAAAAAAAAGGGTTACAACGCTGAGCGTGTAACCCTTTTCTCTACTGCGAATTCGGTGGGGTGGCTGATGGGGCTCGAACCCACGACAACAGGAATCACAAGCCCGTTTTCAAAATGGTGTAAGTAATTGATTTATAACGAATTGATTTGAATTGTTTGGAATATGCTACATGCTTGAAACCCGCATGAATGCTCGCCGATTTTTCGCATCTTCCAACAAAATCCACCCCTATTTTGTCGCTCTTGCCGACTTTGTTCTGCGCCTGTCGTAGACCTGCGCGACCATCCTGCCATCCTTGTGGCCGGTGGCGTCCGTGATTTTTTCATCCCCTTCCTCCATCCTATCGGTGACCGCCGACGGCCGCATGTCCGCCAGCGTGAACCTGGTGAACGTGACGCCATCCTTCTCCGCCTGGCTGGCGCAGTGCGCCATCAGCCGGCGAAGATTGGTATTGAAGCCGCTCACCGTGTATGGCTGGCCGCTGGTATTGCCGAAAACATAGATGCTGGTTGTCCGTTGTACCGCCAGCGCTTCGGTGATCGCGGCGCGCAGTTCCGGCGACCACCTGATGAGCTTATGGCGTTGCGCCTCGCCTCCCTTGCGTTTCCCGACCGGCAGACGAATGCCTTCCTCCGTGACACCCTGGCGCACCAACCACCTCATCTCATCTGGCCTACTGACGGTCAGGTACGCGACGTGCAGACACAATGCGACCGTGACATAGGCTCCGCCACGCTCGCGCGCGACACGCATCAGCATGTCAAGGTCGCCCTGGCCAACATACTTGTCCCTCGGCTTGGTCTTGTTGTATTTGATGCCGCGACAAGGATTTTTCTCCAGCTCTCCCAGACGGCGACCGTACTCCAGCACGGCCGACAGCAGGGCCACCTCCTTGTTTGCCTTGGCTGGGGCGCCTTGGGCGGCGCGGCCGGCGAGGTATTTGTACACGTGCACCGGCTTGATCTGGTCCGGCTTGACTTTGCCGAACGACAGCACCAGACGCTTGGCCTCGTAGGCGTTCTCTTTCAATGTGCCGGGCGCTTTGCGGTCTTCGCTGTCCTTCGGGAGCGAGCTTTGCCAGGCGAAGTATTTGTCGAACAGCTTTTCGGTCGAGCCAAGCAGCGGCGTCGCGCCGTTTAGGGAATTCGCGCGCTCGATGGCTTCCGCTCTGATGGCCTTTACCGCTTCGGTATCGTTCGTCGCCGCGCTCAGCCGGAAAGCCCACGATCCATCCGGGAGCTTGTAGCCGTAGCTGACCTTGAACTTGCCTTTCCGCTCGTATAGGCGGAACGGCAGGCCGTCCGGGGATTTGCGACGGCCGATCATGCTGCGAACATGCTGAAGTCAGGCTCGGCGTCGCCGGTGACGACGGCCTGCTGCAGCGTTCCCGACAACCGTGCGTCATGATAGGCCCGGCTGACGCGAGGAAAGCCCCGGAGGTTCGGCTCGAATGGCCAGCTGTTGCGCTGCAGGTAGCGGCGCATGCATGCGAAGCTCGTGGGTGCGCAGCCGATCAGGCTGGCCAGTTCTTCGGCGGTGAGATAGTTGCTCATACAGACTCCAGATGTTGCGATTTGAATTTTCTCAGATTTTCCCGATACTGCCCCAGGGACTGGAATGTCATGGCGTGCAGGTCGTTGGCGATCAGCGCTTGCAGTGTGTCGCGATCGCGCGTGGCTACGCATGCCTGGTGCTGCAGCGATGCGATGTCACGCTCCAGCTGGTGCAGGCGGTCAAGGATCAGGGTGCGCTCTTTCTTGCCAATGGCCTCCGAGCTGATCAGGATGGCTTTGATGTCGATGTCCATGGCTACTGTTCCCTTTTTTGCGGTGCCGGCGAGACCAGCAGTCGCTCTGTCGTGCGGACCAACACATCGACCGCAACCTGATTGCCGCAGTATTTCTCGATCCCGCGAGCTCCCTTCGAAACCATCATCTCCAGCACCTTCCGCAGTTCATCCGGCTCGTTCGCGCCGCATGCTGTCACATAGGCAACCAGTGCGGCCTCGGCCGCCGCGCCGGCTTGGTGAGGTGTCATCATGCCGCCCTCGCAAATTTCCGGTAGGTCTTGGTGAATGCCTGGTTGACGCAGTGGCCGCGGCGCATCACTGCCCGGGCCAGCGCCGCGCGATCACTGTGGCTTGCGGTGGACTGTCCAAGCAGGCCGAAATAGCTGTTGGCCGTGGCGAACACATCTTCATCCGCGATCCTGGCCACCCTGTTGACCGCCTGGTGCACCGTGCGGCGCCGGATGCGGGTATGCCATGGTTTGATAACGTGGCCAACGAAGTCGACGCCGCGCGCCACGGGCTGCAGGATGGTCTTGGTCGGGTTCAGGTGGGCATGCAGCACTGTCGGCAGGAACTGGTTGATGTCGGCCAGCGCGGCGTTCAGCCATTGCGGCGATTCGTGCAGCAGCAGGAAATCATCCACGTAGCGGATGTAGTGCCGGGCGCGCAGACGGTGCTTGACATACTGGTCCAGCGAGTCGAGGTAGACGTTGGCGAAGAACTGCGAAGACAGGTTGCCGATGGGCAGCCCGTGGCTGGCCGGGTGGTTCGCCAGTCGCTTGTGCGCCGGTACCAGGGCGAGCAGTTCCGGCGCGCCGCGCAGCTCAAAATCCTCGCGCGGGTCATGGAACAGGATGGTCTCAGTCAGGCGCAGCCACCATGGCTCGGTGATGCGGGCGGCCAGCTGCTGGTGCAGCACGTGTTTGTCGATCGCAACAAAGAAGTTCGCCAGGTCGCATTTCAGGTACCACACTGGCTTGGACCAGTTTTGCGTGGCGCTGCGGATCTTGGCTTCGAGGCGCTGAGCGGCATAAAGCGTGCCGCGCCCTGGGATGCACGCGCAGCTGTCGGCGATGAACGAGGCGTAGAAGCGCGGCGCCACTCGGTTGTAGAGCAGGTGGTGCACGACACGGTCGCGGAAGTCGGCGGCCCATACTTCGCGCGGCTTGGGCCGGGTCACGACGAAGCACGCCGAAGTGCCTGGCCGGTAGCAGCCGTCGACCAGGTCGTCGTGCAGCTGAATGAGGTTACGCTCCAAGTTCAGTTCGAACTTGAGAGCGTTGGGGGAGTTGCGCTTGCTTTTCCGGCAGTCGAAGTATGCGACCGCCAGATCTTCAAGAGTGAAGTCTGCATCGCAATGATCTGCGGAAGGCGCGCGCCCGGCCGGAGTAAGACTTGTGGTTGTTGTTCTGGTTGCCATTGTCGAAATTCTGGTTCCACGCGTTGGTCGGGTTGGCGGCGTACTGCGTCAATTCATGCTATCTACATCACCCCGCCGAAGGCCTTTGGCCGATCAGCAGGGAAACTGCGCCAGGCCTGCCCAGACGCCCTGGGTGGTTCCTGTGGTGCGCGTTGGCGGTGGCCTTGTGAGCCAGCGGCACGACCAGATTAAAAATCGCTCAGACCTGACTGCCTTGACGGTCAGGTGGCGGGCGACGATGCGGAGTGCTTGCGCCATCCATTGGCCTGGCGACCGATCTTGCTGGTCAGGCCGATTGCCTTGGCATACTGCGTTTTTGAGATCAGGTTCAAGTCGACGGAGAGCCGGAATAGCAGCTCCGTGACCTGGACCCGTTCGATCAGCCGGTCGAGGTAGAGCGTCTTGTCCTTGGCGCAGTTCGCGCGGTAGACGAGCAGCGACAGCCCCAGGCACTCTGTGTTGATCTCCTTACCGACGGTGCCTTTGAAGTCGCGGCGCATGTTCTTGATAAACTCCATCGCAAGCAACATCAGTTCGTAGGTCAGCTTGTAGATCGGCAATTCGGAATGGATGGCCATGGAAGGACTAAATTACTGAATGATCAATCTGCGGAAGGCGCGCGCCCGGCCGGAGGAAGACTTGAGGGTGTCGCCCTGGAAGCCATTGCCGAAATTCTGGGTCCACGCGCTGGCCGGGGTGGCGGCGAACTGCGTGCTGGACCAGTGCCAAGCTTTCTCAAACAGCTCAGGAACGTTCAACCAGGCAAGGCGCAACTCGTGGCGGGCCGGCAGGTAGAAATCGCTGTGCGGGCCGATATCGAGGCCGTGCGCCCAGTCGGCGGCAGGATGGCCGCCTTCATTGACCAGTGCGATGGTGTTTGCCCGGCCGTCGTACTCGCTACTGGCGCTCGGCACATCCTTGGCTGGGCCGAAGGTGATCTCCTTTACGAACGCGTCCTCGCAAGTCGGGACGATTACGTGATAGTCCGGCTTACCATTCTCGCCGCGCATGATGCCGGCGTAGACGCCGCCCTCGCCGGGCCACTCGGCACCGATGCGCGGCACGGAGTGGTGTGGGGTCGTCGCCGGCGCGGTCAGCAGCACCTGGTTGAGCCAGGCCAGCATCAGGGACTCCTTCGGTACGGACAGCGCGCCATCGCCCAGCTGCAGGATGATGACCTCGTTCTCGGTTGTTTGTTGCATTTCATGCTCCTCGGTTGCGGGTGATGAATGCTGGGCGGCTGTGCCCAGCGTTGAATGACTGAAGGACTAAATTTTCAATCTGCGGAAGGCGCGCGCCCGGCCGGAGTAAGACTTGTGGTCGTAGCCCTGGCTGCCATCGTCGAAAACCTGGAGCCACGCGTTGGCCGGGTTGGCGGCGTACTGCGTACTGGACCAGTGCCAGTTCGGCGCCAGCGCCTGCTCGCCGCCTTGGCGGAAGGCCTCCGCGGTGGTCTGGCCAGGCAGGGCGCCGGTGTAGGGGTAGCCGACCGGCGAGCTGCTGGGGTTATCGCCATCGCGGAACGATTCGAGGTTTTCATCGGCGGTAGGCTTCAGGTTGCGGTAGGCCAGTTCCAGCTCGTCCCGCGCCGGGATGTACCAGTCGCTGTAGCCGTCGATGTTCAGGCTGCGCGCCCACTGCGCCATTTCGCTGCCGGCATCCGCCATCGCCGTGGTGTTGGCGAAGCCGTCGCAGTAGCTTTCCGCGCCAATGACCGATTTGTCGGATTCATTCCACGGGCCACGGTACTCGCCGACCGACTTGGGAGCCGCGATCAGGGCGTAAGTGTCCTGACCGATGTTGATCAGACCGGTGAAGAAACCGCCGGCCAGTGCGGCGCCGATGGAAGCGGGAATTGCATTCGTGTTGAGGTTCATTTTGGACTTTCGTTGTCTATTCGGTTACGCGCCGACGGTGGCGCAAAAGACTGCTACTGCGGCTACTGCCTCATCAAACTTGTTGACCGGTACCAGGGCGAGCCGTCCGTCGACACCGGCGATAGCCTGGCGCAGGGCGGTCGCTTCCGCCGCGCTGACGCCAACCTTGCCGATGCGCTCGTAGTGATCGCAGATACCGTTCATGGTGTTGCTGGCGGCGTCCAGCGCCTGGCTTGCCATGCCAGCGCGCACGAGAGCGGCCAGCATCTTCGACAGCTGGTTGAACGAGTCGGGCGATGGCCGCTCGATCAGCAGCTCGACGGACATGCGCAGCTCGAGCGCCAACCGCCGATGGGTTTCGGTGACCATGGGCACGTTGCCCTTCGGGAGCTGGCGGCGGCGCATGGCGATTAGGCTCCGGCATGCTGCAGCTGGGTTACCGGAACGTGCCAGGGCTGTCCATCCAGCGTGCCGGGCACCTCGACCGCGGCGACGCTGCAGCCGTTGCTCAGGTCGGTCTTCATGGCGCTGACCTTGCCGAGCTGCGTGCCGTGCTCGCTGTCGAACTTGACGGGTGTGCCCACAGTGATCGGATTGGCTGCGGCGCGCATCATGGCTTGCCCATCAGGACGGTGTAGCCGCTGCCCTTGGCGGCGTCGACGTAGGTCTGGAACGCCGCCTCCACCGCGTTTTGTGGACGGTCCAGCTCGTACCAGAACTTCAGCTTGCCGCTGCCCAGGCGGTACTTCAGGCGGGCGCGGATCTTGAAGCCCTCGCCGTGCTTGAACAGGCGCAGGCCGATCGCGAACTCGCGCGGGATCTCCAGCGAGCTGTCGGCGCCGGCGCGTGCGGTGGTTTCTTCGCTGTAGGTCAGCTGCACCTGGCCGTTGTCCAGGCGCTTGTGAGACTTGAAGTCCACCTCGGTCTTGGCCTGTAGCGTAAGGGCTACGGCCAGCAGGGTGTCGCCGGACGGCTCGTTGCTGCCGTCGGCCGGCGGAGCGATGTCGGCGATGTTGTCTTCCAGGAAGATGGCAAACTGCTCCTGGTCCATGTGCTTGCCGTTGTTGCTCATCCAGTTGGCGAACTCGCGGCTGTACTCGGCCTGGTAGACGGCGCGGAAGTCGCGCCGGCCGGCATTGTCACCGATGCTGTGGTCGTTCATGACCGCCACCAGCATGCGCGAGTCGATGTCGGCGTAGATGTAGGTGTTGTCGACGTCGCCCTGCTGCGTGACGAAGGTGGCGAAGCTTTCGACCGCCGCCAGCTGGACGGTGCCAGTCTTGCGGCGCGGCGCCAGCGCGGCTGCTTCGATCTCGGGGGTGATGTTGGTCAGCTTGTAGTCCGCCGGAACGACGGCGAAGACCGCATCGCCATGCTCGCGGATGGCTGCGCCGGCCAGGGACAGCGCGCCGATCTTGCCGATCGCAGTTGTGTCCAGGTGCAGGTGCTCGGCGGCTGGAGGCAGCGCTGCGGCCGCCAGTTCGGTGGTGTTGTCGTCGGTGCTCATTGCGCGGCTTCCTTCAGGTTGGCGGGTTTGGAACCTGGTGCTTCACGCAGGTCCAGGCTGGATTGCTTCGGGTGGTTGCGCGACAGCTCGTTATCGTCGGTCAGCCAATAGAAATCGGAGCCGCGTTCCGGCTTCGGCAGGGTGGTGGTGATCTTGTCGAGGATCATGACCTTATCGACTTCGCTGCCTTTGCTGGCCGGCTTCACGTCGATCTTCAGCGTGATGCTGCCGGCCTTGCCTGTGACGGCGACAGCCGCCAGCAGCTCGTCCATGCCGTTGGTGAGCTCGATGTGCGTCTTGCCGTCCCGCAGCTCCTGCAGGAGGATGGCAAATGCCTTGGTGCCCATGTCGTGGTGCCTTTCTACGTGGTGGGGGTTAGTATTTCTTGCCGCCTTCGGCCAGGCGTGCGGCGGCCTGGTGGTCGGGGCGGGTCTGGTTGAAAGCGATCAGCTCGGCGATGGTGGTGCCCAGGTCAAAGCCTTCGGCGCCAGCCAGGTCAAAGATGCGCATGACGGCGCCGGCCAGCTTCACCTCGCACGCCTTGCGTTGTGGCAGGTGCGTGTCCTGCTGGTTGCGACGGTGGCCTTCCATGGCCTTGGCCAGTTGGGAGGTGGCCAGCATCAGCAGCTCGGCGCGGTTCTTCTCGATGGCCTTGCCGGTCAGGGGATCGGACCACCAGCCCATGTCCAACGCCGCGGCGTGGCACTGCTGGCTCAGGATTTGCCCGGCCACCTGCAGCGCCGGGTTGTTGATTTGGATGCTCATGTCGAACCTTTCAGGAATCGTTGTCGTTGGCTTGCAGCTTCTTTACATCGACCCGCGAACGGCGCTGCATGTGCCGGCGCGCGAGTAATTTCAGGACCATCGCGTGTGTTCGGTGTTCCAGCATGTAGTCCAGAGTCATCGACGTCTGCAGCTGGCGATGAGCGATTTCGAGTGCGGCACGATCTGGGTCGACGGCCGCCATGATCAGAATCCGTTTCGCGCGACGTAGGCGGCGCGCTTGGCTGCCTGGCTGCAGTTCAGGCCGGAGCGGCGGAAGTGCCGGTAGCAGTAGAAGAAAGTGCGCATGACGATCCTTCAGATTGGTTTGACCGTCACGCCGCAAACGCCATGACGTTCAAGTGCCGCAAGGTGGACGGCGCCGCTGTCGGTGCCGATGGCTGGGTAGCTGAGCGGGGCGCAACCTGGCAGGCGCACCGTGACGGTGAAGCTGCTCATGCGGTCCTCCGGTGCTGCTGGATGTGGTCGGCCCAGATCGAGCAGCCCTCATGCACGCCGGCGAAGAACGCGTCGTAGCTCGCCGTGCCAGCCTTGTACTGGCAGGTCATGGGCTTGAGCGTGAAGCGTTGCGTGAGCAACATCCGCAGCCCGGCCTTGTACTCCTCGCTGCGTGGGGTGCGGGTTTGGTCGAATGCCTCGGCAACCAAGTGCTCGATCCATTCGCGCGGGCTCTTCGGCGTGGTCATGCTTCGATCATCCCGGGAACCAACAGCAGCGCGCGGATGCGGGCGATGGTGGCCGGCGACACGGCGCCGGCTTCCTCGTAGTCGGCGTCCGCATCACGGCAAGCGCCTACCAGTTCCTCACTGTGGGCCATGCGCACCGCTGCGGTCGCCAGCTTCGTGGCGCCCAAGCAGCACAGACTGAGAGGCGGCGCGGTGCGGCCGATGTAGTGGCCCTCCGCGTCGTACAGCGAATAGCAGCCAGTCGAGCACAGGCGCGCGCGGATACCGCTGGCGCGCTGGCGCTCGGTCAGGAAGTCGGCGTGCGCGCGCAGATGTTCGGCATGCTGCTGCGCGTTGGTCAGCTTGAGGGGATCGAAGGTGATCTTGGGTGCTTGCTGGGTCATGTTATTCATCCGTGCCTGGTGGTGGGCAGCCGGCGCGCGTCGCGCGCCGGATCGAATTACTGAAGGACTAAATTGCGAATCTGCGGAAGGCGCGCGCCCGGCCGGAGGAAGACTCGTGGTAGCCGTCCTGGGTGCCAAAGTCGAAAACCTGGCCCCACGCGTTGGTCGGGTAGGCGGCGTACTGCGTGCTGGACCAGTACCAGGCTGGGACCAGCGCGTCGGCCTCATCCTCCACCAGGGCGGTCACGGTGGTCTGGGCCGGCGAATCGTCGGTGTATGCATCGCCCATCGGCACGCTGTTCTTGTTGACGCCGTGGCCGGGCCAGTTCGAAGTAGTGGACGGTTTGAAATTGCGATACGCGATCTCCAGCTCGTCCACGGCTGGGATGTACCAGTCGGAGAAGCCGTTGATGTTCAGCGCCAGGACGCGCGCGGCCAGTTTGCTGCCGGCGGCATCCATGTCGATGGTGTTCTCGCGGCCGTCGCGGCGGCTGAGCACGCCTTCGATCTTGCCGGCGCTGCTGTGCCAGCGGCCGCTGACCTCGCCAGCGGCGCCGGCCATCACCAGGCCATACAGCGTGCCTTCGACGCGGATCTGGCCGACGAAATAGCCGCCATGGATGAAGGTGCCGATGGCTGGCATGGAGGAATTTGCTTCAGGTACAGCTGCGACTGCGGATGCGCTCATGGCATGCTCCATTGCTTGGGTGAGGGGATCGGCGCGGCGCGCCGGCTTACGAGATAGACGAATTAGCGGATGGGCAATTTGCGGAAGGCGCGCGCCCGGCCGGAGGAAGCCTTGGGGTCGTAGCTCTGGCCGCCATTGCCAAAGCCCTGGCCCCATGCGCTGGTCGGGTTAGCGGCGTACTGCTCGCAGGACCAGTACCAGTCGTCATGCGAGAACTTGTCTTGCAGGTTGACGCAGGCCAGGCGCAGCTCGCGGCGCGTGCCCAGATCGCCACCGACGGATGCGGCGAAGGCCATGGCCTCGTCCCAAGTGACGTCCTCGGCCTCGCCATCGATCGCGATCAGGTGCGAGTCAGGCTGGCCGTCCAGTCCGCGCAGGATGCCGGCGTAAATGCCGCCAGCGAACGCGGCGCCAATTACGGCCGGGATCATGCCGGGCGTGATGCTGACTTCGGGGAGGGTGACTGCGGCTGTTGCGGTTTGCTGGGACATGCTGTTCTCCATCGGTGGTAGTTGAGCGAAGGGGGGGGGTGTTAGGCGTTCAGCGACACCAGACGGTCGTCGGAGAAGCGCTGAAAAAGGGTGGCAGCTCCAATGCATGTGCTTATAATGAGTTTCCAAACAACAAAACAAGCCGAACAAAGGAGCTGCCATGGACTCGGACGGAAAGAGAAACCAGGTGCCGCCGGTGCGTAATCCACCACCGCCGCCACCTCCTGCGAAACAACTTTGTGAGGTGTTGGATGGACAATATTCATGTGAGGACCGATGACCGGACCAAGTACGAGGCGATCCTCGATATCCGCTATGGCCAGTGCTATAACGACTTGAACGCGCGGCTGTATCGGCGCCTGGACCTGGCGTTTGGTTTCGTCGGACTGTTCGGCGGCAGCGGCGCGTTGATCGCCGCGCTCGGTGAATACAAGGCGGCGGGTGTGGTCGCCGGTGCGCTGGTGGCCGCCGTGGCGGTGATCGAGAGATTGGTGCGTCCGGTAGAGAAGGCCGTCGAACACGATGCCGCCAAGAAGAAATACGCTGCGCTGAACATCAGCGCGGACGATCTCGTGCTCGCCGAGATTGATCGGGAGCTCAAGCAGCTGCAGGCGGATGCTCCGGGGGGCTTTCGTTCCTTGGCGAAGGTCGCCTACAACACCAACGTTACCGCGAACGGCCGGCCGGACTACGCGCTTGGCCTCACCAGATGGGAGCGCTTGGCAAACCTGGTGGCGTGATGCACCGGCAGCGGCGCGCTCTTCCAGCTTCGCGCTGGCGGGGCGTTGTCGTGCTGAGGTTTGCTGGGACATGCTGTTCTCCATCGGTGAGTGGTGCGGCGATGGAGTATCTTAGGCATGCCTAAAAACAATGTCAACAAGAATTTTTAGACATGCCTAAATTTTAGGTGTGCTGTGGGTAATTTGGAGAATTTCGAAGGGGCCGCTGATCAGTACTTGGAATCGTATTTACGATTAAATTCATGCTCAAGTGAGGTGCAGGTGTTCTTGGCATCTGCGAGAGTGCCGGCCGAAACATGGGATGCGTCCTCCCAGCATTGATCCACTTTGGAGTGGTCAATTAGCCTTTGCATGTCGGGTGACTGGTGATCTGAGTTCTTGTCGGCGTATGCCGCATCGAGAATTGGTGAGGGTGGTCTGTAGATGGCAGCGCCAATAAATATACCAGCCAGTAAAAATATGCCGACATATATCGGCACCCTGGAGCGTCGTGGACGCGCGCCACAATTAGGGCAGCATTTGGCAGAATCGCTATGCTGTTTTCCACAGTCTATACATACCACTAAGCTCATAGTATTCCTAAAAGTGATCGCCTTCACGGCGTACTACTCGCCCGATAATAATGCATTCTGTTTCTTTGCAAGCCCGTCGATAAAAACGTCGTTGGTCGGCGTTATCGGACATCAACCACCATTGGCCAGCGTCGCGTGACATCCTTTTAACGACTGCTTCGCCATCATAGTTTACGGCAAAAATGGCGTTGTCAACTGGAGAGCGTTGAGCGAGGTTGATCACGACTATATCATCTTCATATAAGGTGGGCTCCATGCTTTCGCCTTTGACTCTTATAGCTAGTAATTGAGCAGGATCGTATTCTTTTCTATCCGCCCAGCTTTTTGGAATTCCCATTGTCCCGCCATCGCGTCGATCAGGCTCCGTTTGAAATCCAGTAACCCCTGCCTGTAATCTGAGTTGAACCATCGGTATTTTATAGATATTCGCGTTGTCTTCGGTATCGTCGCGTACCACCACGCGCATTGCTCCCGGAATCAAATCTGTAATTGATTTTACGCCATGGAGTAACCACTCGGCGGAGATGTCCAGGACTGAGCAAACTTTCACCAGGTTTGCACCTTCGATCATCTTGGTGTTCCCATTTTCCCAGTCCGTGACGGTGGGCGCAGAGACGCCTACCATCTTAGCGAAAGTGGACTTGTTTATTTTTTTGGCCTCTCGGGCCTCGGTCAGTCTTGTATGCCAGTTCATTAGGCAATCCTAACAGGTTGCGGTTTTGCTATGCCTAAAATTGTCTTGCCTAAATCGATTAGGTATGCCTAAAATGCGGCATGACCATCGAATACTCCCCAGACGAAATCATCGATGCCCTCGGCGGTACTTGCGAGGTGGCTCGCCTTTGTGAGGTGCGCCCGCCATCCGTATCGGACTGGCGGCACACCGGCATTCCGAAGTCGCGCTTGATGTTCCTTCGCCTGGCGAGGCCTGAAGTATTCGCTGCTCTCGATTCGTCGCGGCCAGGAACCATACAAGTCGCTCAGCGAGGAGCAAGCCCCTGATTGGAGAAAGTGGACGAAAAAGTGCCGGCAAAGGTATGCCGGCTATTTTTTGCCCAAATTATTGCGCGCTGGAAATTAAGTGTTTTTAACATCGTTTTCATGATGCAAGTGTGCATCAAGAAATTGACGTTTACATCATTCTTTTTGAGGGGTTTCGTATGAGCGCAGACAAGCCAGCAGAGGGCGTCATCGCATCGCCGCCGGTAGGGCGCCACGTTGCGATCTACAGCGCGAGCGGCGTGCCCACGCAGATCCTCGCGCTGGAGCGCGCGACCTCGCTCGACCTGCTGGTGTTCTTCCAGGCGCTGGTCGCGGAGGTGGGCGTCGAGGGACTGGCGAACCAGGAAGGACGCACGACCGAACACTTTCTGAACGATGCGATCGGGCCGGTCGCGCTCGGTGTCGCTGAGATTGACTGGGTCGGCATAAGTAAATGGGCGGCCAGCGTGGCGGACGCCCGGTCGATCGGCATGGTACCGCCAGCGCCGTCAGTAAAGGTTATTTCGGATTTAGCCAAGTCTGCAGCATATCGATGACCTTCTGAGCTGACTCGCGATGAATTTCAGTGAGTGAGCTCTTTTTCGATTCTTCACTCAGCTGAACCGAGAAAGAAATCAAGTCACCGTTCTTGAATTCTAGTGCGCGGGCAATGACGGGTTTTCCTTCAACAATATTGATTTGATAGCTTGCTGATACGAGTTCCATGAGGGTTCCTTGTTGTGACGGTTGATGTTGTGGAACTGACACTGTAACGCACTTGGAATCCTCACCCTAAATTCTGAAACACAACTTCTCGAAGGCTGTCCGCATGAACGCACACGACGCATTTCACGAAACCGTCCACAGCGCCCCCGGTGGCCATGAGGCGCTGGCTGTCCGCATGGGCATGTCCGCCGCGGTGCTGCGCAACAAGGCGAATCCGAACGCGGCCGGCAACGTGGTGGCGCTGCGCGACGTCGAGGCCGTGATGGGCCTGACCGGCAACCACGCCGTGCTGCACGCGCTGGCCCAGCGCTTCGGCTACGTGTGCGTGGCGGTGGGGGAGAGCGCAACACCGTCGGACATGGCGGTGCTGGAGATGGTCACCAAGGTCTGGTCCGCCAACGGCGAGGTCGGCGCGGCCATCAACGATGCGCTCGCCGATGGCCGCATCGAGCGACACGAGGTCGAGAAGATCAAGGACCTGGTGTTCCGCGCCAACCGCGCGCTGCACGAGCTGGTGGCCCGCTTCGAAGGTATGGCTGAAAAATAACAAACACAGGAGGTAGCATGTCCATTCCCCAAACCGTCCCTGGCGTAAATCGCCTGCTCGACACCATCGTCACCCTCAAGCGCCTGAAGAATGACGCGGCGCTGTCGCGCCTGCTGGAAACCAGCCCGCCGTCAGTCAGCAAGCTGCGCTCCGGCGCACGTGTGCTGGGCGCGGCCGTGCTGCTGCGCATGCATGACGTGTCGGACTTGCCGATCGCCGACATGAAGGCGATGCTGGCCGGCACCGAGAGCGCGCCACAGCAATGAATCTCGACGAGGTACTGAATCAGATGCAGGCCCATGGCCTGCCGTCGCTGCCGGCCGGCCATCCTGTCATGGATGGGAAGATCAAGCGCTTCGGCAAGGGGAAGAAGGCGTGGTATCGCCTGCGCGAGCTGACGCTGCGCTCCGGCAAGCTGGTGGTGACCGGCGCCTTCGGCATCTGGCAGGGGCAGGACCCCAACACGGTGCCGGTTACCATCGACTGGTCCGGTGTCACCGATGAGGAGCGCGCCGAGTTCGACCGCAAGCAGGCCGATTACGAGCGCCTGGAGCTGGCGCGCCGGCAGCATGCCGCCGAGCTGGCCGCCGGCCGTGCGCGCCGGCAATGGGCCGAAGCCACCGACATCACCGCGCCGGGGCTGTTGCCGTACCTGCTGCGCAAGCGCGTGGGCGGCGAGTTCGCGCGCATGGCGCCCAATGGCGATCTGCTTGTGCCGGCCAAGAAGTACGCGGCCGGGCAGCCGGCGCAGTTGGTCAGCGTGCAGAAGATCGAGGCATCTGGCGAGAAGCGCTTCAACTTCGGCGCCGACATGGTGGGCGCGGCCTGCCTGCTGGGCACGGTCTCGCGCGACACCGCGCTGATCGGCATCGCGGAAGGCTACGCCACCGGCCAGTCGGCGCGCATCGCCACCGGGTGCGCCTTCCCCGTGATGGTGGCCTTCAATGCTGGCAACCTGGCGGCGGTGGCGCGCCAGCTGCGTGCCGACTTCCCTGATGCGGTGCTGCTGTTCGTGGCCGACGACGACTGGCAGCTGAAACAGCGTTTCGCCAAGGAGCTGCTGGAGCAGTTCCAGGTGGACGGTCCAGTGCCGATCGATGGTGAGGGGCATTCCGTGATCTCCACCTCCGGCGACGAGGTAGTCGTGCGCGCGTGGCGGCGCACCGATCCGAATGGCGTGCCGTACATCGAGGCCGACATCCGCTGCGGGCGCCGCGTCAAGATGCTCAAGTTCGAGAACGCCGGCATTTCCCGCTCTCGCGCCGCGGCGCGCGAAGTGGGCAACGCTGAAGTGATCTGGCCGGTGTTTGTCGACCGTGGTGAGAACAAGTGGACCGACTTCAATGACCTGCACGTCGAGCAGTCGCTGGATGATGTCCGCGCGCAGCTGGCGCCACTGGTCGCCCGCCTGATCGAGCAAGGCCCGCAGCCAGTAGTGGGTTCCGACGATCCGCCACCAGCCCTGCCTTACGACGACCAGCCCGCCGCTGCCCCCGCGCCCCCATCTCAGGATAACGTCGTGGGCATAGCGCCGCCGACGGCTGAGCAGCTGCTGGCACACTTCGCCTTGATCTACCCGACCACGGATATCTGGGATGGCCTACGGCGCCAGAAGATGAAGCGATCCGCCTTTGTCGCCTGGATCGGTAAGACAGCCGCCTCGGCCTGGGAGAAAGATCCCAAGCGCCGCTCGATCATGCGCAACTCGCTCCCGGCCCTCGTCGGCGGCAGCGCCATCGCCGGGGGTGCGGGGGGCAGCAAGCTCGACGAGATGCTCGACAACCTGACCCTGCTGCGCGGTACTGAGACGGTGTGGGATGGCATCGGCCAGCAGGTCATGACGCTGGGGGCGGTGCGGGCGGACTACACGGCCGACCTGACCAGCAAATGGCAGGAGCATGCGCTGCGCAAGACCATCGAGGCGAAGAACCTGGTGTTCGACCCGACGCAGCAGGCAGACCCGGTCACCTCCGTCAACATTTTCCTGGGCTGGCCGGTGGCGCCCAAGCCCAATATCGACCTGGTCGAGCCGATCCTCGCGCTCCTCGAATCGCTTTGCAGTGCCGAGGACAACGTCGACGAGTGCGTGGCGTGGATACTGCGCTGGTTGGCCTTCCCGCTGCAGAACCCAGGCGCCAAGATGCAAACCGCGCTGCTGATGTTCGGCGAGAAGCAGGGCACCGGCAAGAGCCTGTTCTTCCAGGATGTGGTGGCGCCGATCTACGGCGACTACGGCACGGTGGCCAGTCAGCACCAGCTGGACTCGACCTTCACGGCCTGGCGCTCGCGCAAGCTGTTCGTGCTGTTCGAGGAGGTGCTGTCGCGCGACGACAAATACAGCCACAACGGCACGCTGAAGTACATGATCACCGGCAAGTCGATGAGCATCAACCAGAAGAACCTGCCGGAGCGCACCGAGCGCAACCACCTGAACGGCGTGTTCCTGTCCAACGAGCCGCAGCCGATCCCGATCGAGCTGGAGGACCGGCGCTTCATGGTGATCGAGGCGCGCGCCAAGCAGCCGCAGGAATTCTACGACCGCGTCAGCGCCGCCATCAAGGCCGGGGGCGTCGAGGCCTTCTACCACTTCCTTCTGACCTTCCCGTTGGACGACTTCAACGAGCACACCAAGCCGATGATGACGCTGGCCAAGGAGCGCGTGATCGAGTTCGGGCTGAACGGGTGGATGTCCTTCCACCGCTCTTGGAAGGACGGCTACCTGGCGGCACCGTACTGCTCCTGTCTTTCCGAGGACCTGTTCAAGATCTACCGGCGCTGGTGTGACCGGACGGGAGAGAAGCCGCTGACGCTATGCAAGTTCGCCGGCCTGCTCGCCAGCCGCGAGCACAAGGTCAAGCGGAAGGTGGCCGTCGGCGCCAAGGGCAAGATGTTCAGGATGATCTTCGAGGTCAAGAACGAGGGCGAGGATGAGTCGGTGGATAAGCAGATCGAACGCTTCCGGCGCCTGGGCGATATTCGCGGTGATGGTGTTTCGGATGAGCAGGGTTGATGCAGGGTGGAGCAGGGTTGAAAGCAAACCCTGCATCGTTGTAAGCCGCATGAATGCTGGTGTGTAGCAGGGTATATAGGGTTTGCAGGGTTGTTCCGCGTATGCGCGGAATTTTGTGTGATGGTGGTGCCATGTATTTTTCGTGTATGTGATTACGAAAATACCCTGCATACCGTATATACCCTGCTACGAGTGAGTGTTGGTGCGGGTTGTAGCGATGCAGGGTTTGATTTGAAGTATGAACCACCCTGCATTTCAGTGGAAATAGGCCAAGTAGGCGGGATCGATAGGGGATCGGAATGAAAAGAGAAAAATTGACACTTGGCTGGCGCGGCACCTGCGCCGCGGTCCCGGACTTCGTGTGCGTGGAGGAGCGCAAGCCAGTGGTGCGGGTGATCGTGCCGGCGGCGCCGGCCGTAATGCTGGAACCGACGGCCACCGCCGACCCGTTGGACCTGTGCCTGGAGCTTTGGATGGCGTGGATGGCGGAAGGGCCGGACAGGCTGCTGGCGGTCAAAACTATGCGCGGCCTGAGCGCGGACGGTGACGGCCATGGTGTGGACCTGCATGAGGCGCAGCGCGCGAACGACGTGCGCATCGCCCAGGCCACGGACGCGATGATCGACAGCATGGAGCGCATCCACATCTGGGCGATCTACAAGATGTGCAGCCAGGCCACGCCATGGAGCTTCCCGCGCGCCTCGTTCATCGATGTGGCGCAGGAGGCGCGCGGTGAATTACGGCGGCGACTTCAAAATAATGTTTGCACCGCCGTTCTTTTTTGATATAGTTCGTGCACAGACCGACTCCGCTCGCCTGAAGAAAAGTAAGCCCGCCTCCTGACCGACGCGGGCTTTTTGCATTCTGACCGGTACACCCAGCCGCTGCCGCCTCACCGCGCCAGCGGCTTTTTCGTTTGGAGTCGCCGCCATGACAGTCGCCGCTGAACGCATCTGGTTGATGGTGGCGATCGAGCTGGCGCGCATGCAGTTGGCGATCCGCTTGACGAAGGTGCGTGGACCTGGATCTGGTCGGTTCAACTGAGGATGTGACATGGCACTGGGGGCGAAGGCGATCTGCCGGCACCCAGGGTGTGGCAAGGTAATCGATGCGGCAGGCTACTGTCCCGCGCACGTCAAGGTCCACAAGCAGCAGGCGGATGCTCGGCGCGAGTCGTCATCCGAGCGCGGCTACAACTACCGATGGCAGAAGGCGCGCGACACCTACCTGCGCGCTAACCCGCTGTGCAGGCATTGCGACAGGCGCGGCATGGTGACGCCTGCCACCGAGGTCGACCACATCATCCCACACCGGGGCGACCAGGCATTGTTTTGGGACACCGGCAACTGGCAGCCGCTTTGCAAGCCCTGCCACAGCCGGAAGACGGCGCGGGAGGATGGTGGCTACGGTCAAGTGCCGAGGCCATAGCGGGCCGCGTGGTCGGTTGTTGGCGCATCGCACGAGGGGAGGGGCGGGTCAAAAGTCCGGGCGCATGTGCGGTCTAGACCGTCTGGTTCCCCTCTTTTTTGTGCGCGCAGGTTATTAGGTGGGGGGTATAGAGAGAGGGTGTCATGGGTGCACGTGGACCAAAGCCGAAACCGGCGGAATTGAAGCTGCTGGAGGGGAATCGCGGCCACCGGCCTGTCGTCACCGACGGCCAACTGCGCCCTCAGGTCGAAATCCCGGATCCGCCAAAGTACCTGGGGCGGGAGGCGCGAAAGGAATGGAAGCGCATCACCGCCGAACTGGTGCGCAACAACATCATCGCCAAGCTGGACCAGCACATGTTGGGCATGCTTTGCCAGGCTGTCGAGCGCGTGGTGCTGTTCGAGACCGCGTTGTCGCGGCTGACGGTGCAGGCTCTGGAAAAGAACCAGGACCCCGAGACGCCATACATCTCGCGCACGGTGCAGGGCTACGAAATGCAATCGGCCCGGTACCAGCTCTTGAACCGAGAGCGCGAGATTCTGATGAAGCTGCTTGGCGAGTTCGGGCTGTCGCCGGCGCTGCGCGCCAAGGTCGTCACCGGCACCCGCGCTGCGCAGTTGTCTCTGTTTGAGGGCGGCGCTGGCGGCGCGCCGACCAGCTTCGATAATTTCTGATGCGATGACCTTTGTAGAGCGCGCCAATCGATACGCCCAGCGGGTGGTCGGAGGGGAAGTCGTAGCCTGCAAATGGGTCAAGGCCGCATGTCGGCGCCACCTGGACGACCTGGCGCGTGCGGCTGGCGGTTGGCGGTATGTGTTTGACGAGGTGGCGGCCAACCGGGTATGCCAGTTTCAGCAGCTGCTGCCGCACATCAAGGGCGAGTGGGCCCGGCCGGTGTTGGTTGGCGGGCAGATGGTGTATCCGAAGATCGCCCTGGAGGACTGGCAGTGCTTCATCCTGTGCGTGGTCTTCGGATGGAAGGTAGCCGAGACCGGCAAGCGGCGCTTCAAGCGGGTGTATATCGAGGTACCGCGCAAGAACGCCAAGTCCACGCTGTCGTCAGGCGTGGCGAACTACATGCTGACCGCCGATGGCGAGCCTGGCGCCGAGGTGTACAGCGCCGCCACCACCGGCGAGCAGGCGCGCATCGTGTTCAACGACTCGGTGGTGATGGCGCAGCGCGAGCCCTCGTTCGTTTCGCGGTTCGGTGTCGATATCGGCAAGCACAGCATGTCGGTACCGGAGACCGCCAGCGTGTTCCGGCCGCTGAACGCGGAGGGCAGTACGCTGGACGGTCTGAACATCCACTGCGGCGTGATCGATGAGCTGCATGCGCACAAGAAGCGCGACCTGTACGACGTGCTCGATAGCGGCACCGGCGCCCGGTCGCAGCCGATCCTGTGGATGATCACCACGGCGGGGAGTGACCGCAGCGGGATCTGTTACGAGCAGCGCATCCACGTGACGAAGATTCTTGACGGCAGCTTCTCCGATGAGAGCTTCTTCGGGATCATCTACACGATCGACGAGGGCGACGACTGGACCGACCCGGCGGTATGGGCCAAGGCCAACCCGAACTACGGCATCAGTGTGATGCCGGACGACATGGAGGAAGGATGCCGCAAGGCCATGTCGATGGCATCGGCGCAGAACGGCTTCCTGACCAAGCGGCTAAACATCTGGGTCAACGCCGACAGCGCCTGGATGGACATGCGCGCCTGGGACAGCTGCGGCGACCCGGCGTTGAAGATAGACGACTTCGCTGGTGAGGAGTGCTTCGTCTCTCACGACCTGGCCAGCAAGGTGGATATCGCCGCCAAGATGCGCCTGTTCTGGCGTGATATCGGCGGCGTGCGGCATTACTACGGCTTCGGCCGCTACTTCCTGAACGAGAAAGCGATTGAGGAAGGCACGAATTCGCAGTACAGCGGCTGGTCGCGCCGCGGCCTGCTGGTGGCCACGCCGGGCAACGTGACCGACTTCGCCGTCGTGGAAGAGGACTTCCTCTCCGACGCGAAGCAGTTCACGGTGCTGGAAGCGCCATACGACCCATTCCAGGCGACGCAGTTCAGCCAGCGCATGGTCGCGGCCGGCCTGCCGATGATCGAAGTTGGGTCGACGGTCAAAAACTTCAGTGAGCCGATGAAATGGCTGGAAGCGTTGGTGCTGCAAAAGCGTTTCCATCACGACGGTGACGAGTTGCTGACCTGGATGGTCAGCAACACGGTCTGCCACCGGGATGCGAAAGAGAACATCTTCCCGCGCAAAGAGCGTGAGGAAAACAAGATAGATGGGGTCGTTGCTTTGCTGATGTGTCTGAACCGGGCCATCGTGGCGCACGATTTGGATGGCGTGATTACCCAGGGATTTGTTGAACTATGACCAATAAAACATCGTGGGACGACGTGCAGCGCCGTGCTGCGGTGGAGGGATCGCCGATTCTCACCAACTGGCGGGCCGAGCGCCAAGCCGGGCGTAGCTTATCGAACGTCACCTACAGTCAGAGCGTCATGGAGGCGTTCGGCGTTTCGCAGTCCGGCACCACGGTGACGGCGACCACCGCCATGCGCGTGTCGGCAGTGGCCGCGTGCGTGGCGAAGATATCAGGCGCCATCGTCAACATGCCGATCCACGAATATCGGCTAGACGGTGGGGATATCCCGGCCAGGCTGCCGCGCAGCGACCTTTGGTACAAGCTGAACGAGCAGCCCAGCGATCAATACACGGCTGCATCGTGGTGGGAGGGCGTCAGCATGGCCCAGCTGCTGCGCGGCGATGCTTATACGCTGATCCGGCGAAGCCTGAACGGCAGTTTCCGTGAATTCCTGCCGCTGCCATGGGGCTGCGTTTCGCCAATTCGCGATCCAAATAACGGCGGCGTGCGGTACTACGTGAACCTGCCGTCCCACGGCATCTCCACCTGGTTCGACCCGGCAGATATCTTGCACTTCCCCGGCCTGGGCTTCGATGACGCGACCATGCGCTCGATGAGTGTGATCCAGTACGGCGCGCGCAACGCGATTGGCAACGCGCTGGCTATGGACGAGTACAGTGGCAAGTTTTTCGAAGGCGGCGCGCATCCGTCAATCATCCTGTCGTCAGCGAACAAGATGAACAGCGAGCAGATAAAGGACCTGCAAGACGCTTTCGTGCGCAAATACGCCGGCCTGACCAACGCCCACAAGCTACCGTTGGTGCTGACCGAGGGGATCACCGCCAAGGAACTGAGCCTGAGCGCCGAGGATGCGCAGTTGCTGGAGGCGCGCAAGTTCCAGGTGCTCGACGTGGCGCGCGCTTTTGGCGTACCGGGCTTCATGATCAACGAATCCACGGGCGCCACGTCCTGGGGCTCCGGGATCGAGAGTATTGGCCGAGCCTTTGTGCAATATACGCTCAACACCTGGTTGCGCAAGATCGAGCAGGAATTGAACCGGAAGCTCTACCCGCGTAACAGCGGCCGCTTTCTGGAGTTCTACCGCGATGCCCTGTATGAGGGCGATATCAAGGCCCAGGGTGACTACTTCCGCTCCGCGCTTGGCGGTCCGGGAAGTGGCGATGCCCACATGACGGTCAACGAAGTACGGCGCATCAAGCGTCTGCCCCCCATCGAGGGCGGCGACGTGCTCTACCGCGCACCGCGCGATGGCACCAAGCCCGCAGCCAATTCGAACCAGGAAAGTACGCCAGCCCCATGAACAAGATCCTCCAGCTGTACCTCGACAATGCCAAGCGCGAGAAGCAGACCGTCAGCATGGTGCGCAACGGCACCGATGCGACGATCTACATCTACGACATCATCGACGCCTACTGGGGCGTCAGCGCCAAGGGCGTCATCGCCGACATCGCAGCCGCCGGCGACGCCGAGACGCTGCACGTCCGTATCAACTCGCCGGGCGGCGATGTGTTCGAGAGCCGCGCCATCATCGAGGCCATCAAGCGCTTCCCCGGCAAGAGTATCGCCCACATCGATAGCGTGGCCGCCAGCGCTGCCACCAGCTGCGCGCTGGCCTGCAGCGAGGTCGAGATCTCGGACGGCGGCTTTTTCATGATCCACAACGCCAGCGCCATGGCGTGGGGCGACAAGGCCGATCTGCGCGAGGTAGCGGACCTGCTGGAAAAGGTCGAAGGCGTGATCTCGGCGGAGTATGCGGCCGAGTCCGGCCAGAGCGTCGAGCAGGTGGTCGCGTGGATGGAGGCGGAAACCTGGTTCACCGCCGCGGAGGCGATCGAAGCTGGCTTCGTGGATCGCATGGCGACTACCGCAAAGGCCAGCAATACCTGGAACCTGGCCGCTTTCGACAAGACGCCCAAGGCGCTGTTGCAGTCGCCACCGGCGCCACCCGTATCACCGCCAGCACCGGCGCCTGCCGAGCCGGTGCCCAGCATGACCCAATCGAACCGGAATCGTCTTGCCCTGATTCAAGCTTTGTAACGCTTCTCGCGCTACGCCCGCCGAGGTCGGTCACCTCGCCCCATGGGAGCCACTCGGTTCCCTTTTTTATTTGAAAGATCAACATGATCAATATCCAAGCCCTGCGCGAGAAGATTGCCAACCTCGCTACCCAAGCCAACCACCTGCTGGCCGAAAAAGGCGACCAGGCCTGGACCAAGGACGACCAGACGAAATTCGATAACCTGGCCAACGAAATCGAGCTGACCAAGGCCCAGATCCAGTCGGCTGAGCGCATGCGCGAACTGGATGCTGACCAGTTCTTCAACAGCGCGGCCGGCAAGGCAACCAAACCCGGTGCCGGCGGTGTCGAGGTCGACGCGCTGGTAGCGGTGGCGCTGTGGATGCGCCACGGCGCCAACGTGACGAACGAACAGGCGATTGCGATCCGCAATGCAATGTCGACCGGCACCGGCTCCGAGGGCGGCTACACCGTGCCGGCCGAAATCGCGGCGTTGGTGATCGAGAAACTGAAGGCCTTCGGCGGCATGCGCGAAGTCGCTACCATCATCACCACCGACTCCGGTGCCTCGTTGAACTTCCCAACCAGCGACGGTACTGGCGAGGTCGGCGAGATCGTCGGTGAAAACACCGCGGTCGCCGGCCAGGATATGACCTTCGGCACCGTGGCACTGCCGACCTTCACCTACTCGTCCAAGAAGATCGCGCTGCCGCTGCAGCTTGTGCAGGACAGCGCCATCGACATCATCGCCATGGTGATCAACCGCCTGGCAATGCGGATCGCCCGCAAGCAGAACTCCGATTTCACCATCGGCGGCGGCACCACACTGCCGGACGGCGTGATCCCGCGTGCTGGCGTCGGCAAGACCGGTACCACCGGCCAGACCGTCACCGTCATCTACGACGACCTGGTGGACCTGAAGCACGCGGTCAACCGCGCCTACCGTAGCAACGCCCAGTACATGATGAACGACGCATCGGTCGCCATCGTGTCCAAGATCAAGGACACCACTGGCCGCCCGATCTGGACGCCAGCGATCACCCAGGCGGCGCCGGATATGCTGAACGGCCATCCGATCGCGATCAACGACGACGTGGCGGTCATGGCCGCCAACGCGAAATCGATCGCGTTCGGCGACTTCTCCCAGTACACCATCCGCGACGTCAAGAACAGCACCACGATGAGTCGCTTCGATGACTCGGCGTTCGCCTTGCTGCACCAGGTCGGCTTCTGTGGCTGGACTCGTTCCGGCGGCAACCTGCTGGAGCCATCGGCCGTCAAGGTCTACGTCAACAGCGCCACCTAACCCACGTAAAGCGGCCGGTTTGCGCCGGCCGCGAGGATCCAAGGAGAGAAAAGCATGGCCAAGATTAATAACGATGGCGTCGATGACGCCAAGACGGCACTCGATAAGTCGGGTAGCCAGGCTACCGTGCGTGGCCGCGTGCTGCGCGAGTGCGCATATGGCCAGCCGGATGACGTCGTCGATGTTGACGCAGACCAGGTCGAATCGCTGGTCGGAGTCGTTGACACCGACCCTGCCGCGGTCGCCTACGCTGAATCGCTGAAGAAGGACTGATTATGACGATCCGCTTGCTTTGCGCATACGACCGCTATCCGGCCAACGCTATCGTCACGCTTGATGCTGGGACCGAGGCCGGCCTGATTGTGGCCAAGCAGGCTTCGTCAGATTTGACGGGTGGTACGGTATTTGCCCCGGCATCGAACGCGCTGCAGCAAAAGTACTCCGCATTCACCGTGAGGGTGGGGCGGGCTGAGACTATACTGCTTCCGGAAGGGCAGGCGCTCAGTTTGGTAGGCTCGGTCGGGGTGACTGGCAGCGTGTCCCGCGTCGATGCATCCGGTGCTGTGATCGGCGTAGCAGCTGCGGCTGTGGCTGGTAGCATGCCTCAGTTCGGCCCGTTCCAAGGATCACAGCGCGTGCTGATCGCCTGCACCGCAGGTACGATTGATGCGATGGTGGTTGATGCGGTAGTGGCGCAAAGATCGTATCTTGCGACCGTGACTGCTCCTTCGCCAACCGGTGACTCGGCCAAGGATTTCGCTGCGCTCCGCGACTTCTTCGCCAACTCGGCGAATACGCAACACATCGTCTTCCCGCACAACGCGGTCTATCCGATTTACTCCGGCGCCGTGCAGCTCAAGCCGGGGCAAATCGTCGATCTGAACGGCTCCGTCCTTCAGCGTGCCCCGGAACTGGTCTACACGACCACGACGAAAGTAGGCAACACGAGCACTTCGGTCGGGTTGTCCAGCGTGACCGGGCTGCAGGCCGGTATGAGCGTCATCGTCAAGGGGCCTGGTGACACGACTGGCCATACCCTGATCGGAACGCAGGGCACCAACAGCGATACCCCGCTTCGCGTCCTGTCGATCAATCCCGATACCAAAGTGGTGACCTTCGAAGCTGCGCTGTCTCTGGTCATCGACGATAGCTCGGGCGGCAACTCGAACGAACTACTGGACGTTGGTGCCACCTTCGTTGTCAAGAGCGTCATGATCGACGCCACGTCGAAGATCGCCGGCAGCGCATTCACCCTGCTGAATGCCAGCGTCGACGGCAACTGGGCGCAGAACCAAACTGCCAACTACTGGGCATCGGCCATCGAGCTGATGTGCTACTCGACCGGTGGTACGGTCGATAACTTTACCTCGATCAATGCGCCTGGCGAGGTATACATGCAGCACGGCAATCAAGCGGTGCTGAACAATTTCAAGGTGACGAATTGCCGTGGCAACGCGATCCACCTGAATGGCTACAACAAGAATACCATCATGACCCAGCTGGATATCGATGGTTGCAACCTCGATATCGGCGTCGGTCATGCAAACGGCGCGATCATCGCGTCCAACAATACCTACCGCGCCATCGTTGACGGCTTCAATGTGCGGGCGGCGCGCCTGTTCGGCATCGGTTCCTGGGACTCCAGCGATAACGCCTTCGCCAAGATCGTCAACGGTTACGTTCGTGACTGCTGGGGCGGTGCGTTCCAGCTGTACAACGGTGGCTCGGCAGTGGCCGAGCCCAGCGACTGCCATGTGACCAACGTCGATGTCCGGAACTGCGGCACCAGCTACATCGGCAGCGACCCGACCACCACCACCGTGGCCGCGTACGCCCGCAACATGCACTTCTCCAAAGTGAACTTCTACGACTCGATGGCGTCGTTCACCAAGCTGGAAGACAGCAGCATCGATGTCCGCTTCGTCCACACCGATTCTGGCACGCTGACCGGTTCCAGTTCGGCGTCCGGCCGCAAGGATGCCAGTGGCACCGCGATGAACTTCGGCGGCAAGATGAACCTGTCAAGCGTCGGCGGCTCGTCCAACTACGCGGCGGGTGCCGATGTATTCGGTGTCTGCACGCTGGGCCCGTTCATCAATTGCGACATCAAGGTGTACTCGCGCGACGGTACCGTGGTGGCGCCGCCGACCATCTACAGCAGCCAGGCGATGTCGTTCACCATTGTGGCGCCGGGCGGTACCGCCGGCCCTACAGTGGGCACCAAGTTCGATCTGGTCAGCGTCGGCGGGCACAGTGGCCCGCACCTTGAAGGGACTTTCTTCGATACCGACGTCAATGCAACCTGTGCTGGTTACGGTAAGGTGAGCGGCAGCACGGCTGAAGCGTTCCAGTTCTACAACAAGACCAACGCGGCGAACGCGCTGTTCCCTTCGGTCGCTACCAACGGAATTATGGGCGTCACGCCCGGCGGCACCGCCAACGTGAACGATGCGAACCACCCAGGCCTGGGCTGGGGCAGCGGCGGCGCCACCACCCGTACGCGCTATGACATGATCTTCACTGGCGGCACCCCGACCGTCAATGCGTCTGGCTACTTCTTCGTGGAAGATGGCGCGCTGACCGACTGGAAGATCACCGAGCCAGGTCAATATGCCACGGCACCGACGATCAGCCTTGCCAACGCCACCGGACTGGTCAACGCGACGCTATCCCCCGTCATGGGCGTCTGCCGCACCAAGCGCATCCCGCAGGGCAACCGCATCAAGGCGTACATCCACACCGCCAAGAATCCGAGCGGCGGCTACATGTGCAAGATCGACCAGGACACCACCAACGCGGCGGGCGCCGGAGAGCTCGAAGTCGATGTCATTCTCGTTGCGGACGACAGCGGCGGCGGCAAGGCATTCAGTGACGCAAACCGCGAAATGACCAACGTCTACCTGAAGCGGGTCAAGCTGATCGATCCCGGCAACAACTTCAGCGCGGCCAATGCCTTCGATATTCGCGCGCTGACCGGCGGCAATATCGGTTCCTGCCGGATCGGCGAGGTCACATCAACGAATTCCAGCGTCAGCTTCGCCACCCCGGTGGGTTGGAAAACCTACTACACCCAGCGCGGCTCGACGCTCGCTGCCTTCGCCCCCGTGGGCTACGTCGGCGAAATCCTGACGGCCACCAAAGCGTCGGGCGCCGCTGTGTCGCTGACCACCGCGACCGCCGCCGATGTGCTGACGCTGGCTGTGACGAAGGGCAACTGGGTCATGACCGGCAACGTCGACTACGCTCTGGGCGGCGCGACGGCAACCAGCTTCAAATCCGGGCCTTCGGTGACCCTGAACACGCTGCCAACGCAGGCAGGCGGCAGCGGCCTGGGCACTGATGGCTTAGCATCGCTACCACTAGCCATGACGACGGTGACCGACACGCTGACACAGGCATCCACGACCACCCTTTCGGTCGCCGCCGACACGACTCTGCACCTGGTGGCGCAGGCAACCTTCAGCGCCGGGACCGTGGCGGCATACGGTACGCTCAGCGCTGAGCGGGTGGCATAGCATGACCAAAGTCCTTGTGGCCGCGCCGACGGTACTCGCCGTAACCTTGGCCGACGCCAAAACAAACCTGCGCGTCGATGGTACCGATCTGGACAGCTTGATCACCATCTGGCTGCAGGGCATCATCGCCAAGTTGGAGCATGAAATCGGCCAGTGCATCATGGAGCAAACTTGGGAGGTTCGTCTCGACGCCTTCCCCACGCTGCCATGCTGGCAGGTCGGCTTGCGAACCCCGCTGGCCGTCACCGACAAGATCGAATTGCCGCACCCGGTCATCAGCATCACTTCGATCAAATATATCGATCCGGCTGGTGTGGAGCAGACGCTCGACCCGGCCGCTTATAAGATCAAGCGGGAGGCGTACAAGTCATCGGTGGCGCCGGTCGCCGGTACCAGCTGGCCGGAAACGCTCGACGAAACGAACGTGGTTACCGTCACCGTCAAGTGCGGTTATGGCAACACGGCAGCTGCAACGCCGCCGAACGCCAAGCTCTATATCCTGGCCAAGCTGGTGGAACAGTTCGACCCCGCCACGCGCACCGAGGTTAACACGGTCCAGTCGACGTTCATTGATGCCTTGCTGGACGCCTGCCGGAGCTATCAATGAGTGCGTTTTCCCACACGCTGGACCGCCGCGTGTCGGTTCAGTACCAAGCTGCTGGCCGGGACGATGAAGGCCAAGCCAGCGTGGCATGGACTGAGCTGCGCAAGGCATGGGTGAACGTCCGTGGCCAGAACGGACTGCAAGCGGTCAAGGCCGGCGCCGTGGCCTCAGTGGTCCAGGCGTCGCTGCGCACGCGCGCCTGCACCGACCTGGTGGCCGGCCAGCGCATCGTCGATGGCGCGACAACCTATCACGTGCTGGCGGTCATGCCGACCATCAACCGCCGCTTCATCGACCTGGTCTGCGAGGTGATCACGTGAGCATGCAGCTGCGTCTTGATACGGCCAGCCTGGATAGGCTCTTTGACGAGCTCGAGGAGCGCTCCGAATTGGCGGCCCGGCCGGCGGCGCAGGCGGCGGCGCAGGTGTACTACGACGGCATGCGCAGCAACGTCGCCGCTATCGGGCGCGTTACCGGTAACCTGGAGTCGGCGATCTACCAGGCCTACTCGGTAGAGCGCAGCGGCCCAGGCAAGGCCACCTACCACATCAGCTGGAACGCCAGGCGCGCGCCCCATGGCGGCCTGGTTGAATTTGGCCACATTCAGCGCTACGTGGCCTACGTTGGGAGCGATGGCAACTGGTACACCGCTGTCCGGCAGGAGATGCGGGGCAAGCCGCGGCCGAAAGGGCGCGCCAGCGTGGCAGCCAAGGATGCGTACTACGTGCCGCTGCCATCACCCAAGCAGGTGGCCGCCCAGCCTTTTGCCCGCAAAGCCTTCGACAGGACACCGCAGGCGTTGCAGGCGGCAACCGACGCACTGCTGAGGACCCTCGTATGACAGTCGAAGCGAGCATCACGACCGTCCTGACGGCCAGCTGCCCCCGGGTGTTCAGGAATTTCGCCGAGGTGAGCACGCCGCGACCGTACGTGACGTACCAGCAGATCGGCGGCCAGCCGCTGGCCTACCTGGGCCGCGAGGTGCCCAGCAAGGAGAACGGCGAATACCAGATCAACGTCTGGGCGGATACCGCGAAAGAGGCCAAGCAGTTGATCAAGCAGATCGAGGCTGGCCTGATCCAATCCACCGCCTTCCAGGCCACCGCGCTGAGCGGCCAGGTGGGCGATTTTGACAGCGACATCCCGGTCCACGGCTACCGCCAGGACTTCAGCATCTGGTCAGACCGATAGAAGAATTCAGGCCACCCGGCCAACCCCATCAAGCCGCTGCGGAGCGATCCCGGCGGCTTTTTTCTTGTCCGCTACGGACGTAATCAGTGCCCAAATGGGCAAGAAAGGTATTTACCATGGCTGCTCGACTGCCTGACGGCGCGACCGTCTCCCTCGCCACCACCTACGGCACGCTGAAAAACATCACGGCGATCTCGAACGCGAACCCGGGCAATGCCACCTCGGCCGCGCACGGCTTCAGCAACGGCGACATCCTGTCCGTCGTGTCCGGCTGGTCGCGCCTGAACAACCGCGTGGTGCGCGTCGCCAACTCGCTGACCAACTCCTACGACCTGGACGGCATCGACACCACGCTGACCTCGTTGTTCCCGGCCGGCTCCGGTGTCGGCTCGGCCCAGCCGATTACCGCCTTCACCCAGATCGCCCAGATCCTGGAGTTCACCACTTCGGGCGGTGACCAGCAGTTCGCCAACTTCTCCTTCCTGGAGCAGGACTTCGAATCGCAGATCCCGACCATCACCAGCGCCATGAGCATCACCATCGGCATCGCCGACGATCCATCGCTGGCCGGCTACCAGGCGCTGAAGAACGCCGCCGCCTCGCGCGCCATCCGCGCGCTGAAGCTGCAGCTGCCGGATGGCTCTTTCATCCTGTACCAGGGCTACGTGTCGTTCAACGAAACCCCGACGGTCACCAAGGGCCAGGTCATGCAGGTCAAGGCGACGATCTCGCTGCAGTCCCGCCCGGTCCGCTACGCCTCCTAAGCGTCGCCATGGCTTTCGCTGCTACGGCGGCGACGGCCTTTTCCGCCCACCGGGTCATCACCGGTGGGTTTTTTTATATCCACTCAGAAAGACAACACCATGGCCAAGATCATCCTGGGCAAGCGCCCCGAATCCTTTTTCAAGACCGTCTCGTTCCCCATGCTGGACGGCTCCATCGGAACCATCGGCATCACCTACAAGTACCGCACCCGCACCGAGTTCGGCACCTTCATCGACGAGCTGCGCGCCGCGGCCGGTGCCGTGCCGGTCGACCTGGACGAGGCGCAGAGCGTGGAAGTCATGCACGCCCGCACGCTGGAAAACAACGTCGACTACATCATGCGCGCCGTCACCGGCTGGGACCTGGAAGTCGACTTTGACCGTGAATCGGTCCGCGAGCTGGGCGACGAGCTGCCGGCCGCGATGAACGCCGTGATCGACAGCTACCGCATCGCCTGCACCGAGGGGCGATTGGGAAACTGAAGCGCGCCGCCTTTGCGATGTACGAGCCCCTGCCGGACAGCGATAAGCCGGACGCGTTCGGGCTCACCCGGGCCGACTTCGAGCGATTCGTGATCGAGGTCTGGCCCGAGAACTGGGAGGCATTCAGCCTCTTCCGGGACATGCAAACGCAATGGCGCATGGGCGCGATGGGGGCCACAGGCCTCGATTACGGCGTCCTGTACCGAAAGCTCGACCGCATGCAGCTGGATGCGGACGAGTACGACCAGCTGGAAGCGGACATTCAGACCATGGAGTTTGAAGCCCTGTCCGCCATGAGCACCAAGCCTGATTAGGAATCCCCATGACAGAAGAGCGCAAGATCCAGCTCGTCGCCGAGGTCGACACGACCCCGACGCGGGCAGGGTTCAATGAGATTCGCGCGGATGCGCAGGCCATGGGCGAAAGCGTCGCGCGCTCCAGTGGCAAAGCCGGCGCCGCGGTCGATTCGATCGGCGCCGGCGCCGGCGCCTCCGCCGCCAAGGTGGAGTCGTCCACCCGCAACCTGATCGGCTCCATCCAGCGTGCCACCGCCGCCGCACAGGCCGGCGCCAAGAGCGGCGCCGACTTCTACGAGGCGCTGGCCGGCCAGCGCGGCGTGCCCGTGGATGCGCTGCGGCCATACCTGGACCAGCTGCGCGCGGTGACGACGGCGCAGCAGGCCGCCCGCCAGCAGTTGGACGCGACCACGCCAGCCATGAACCGGGTTGGCATCTCCGCCGCGCAGACGGCCGCCGCTCTGCGCGGCGTGCCGGCGCAGTTCACCGACATCGTCACCTCGATCCAAGGCGGCCAGGCGCCCCTGACCGTGTTCCTGCAGCAGGGCGGCCAGCTGCGCGATATGTTTGGCAGCGCCGGCGCCGCCGCGCGCGGCCTGGGTGGCTACATCCTCGGCCTGGTCAACCCCTACACCGTGGCGGCTGCGGCCGTCGCCGGGCTGGGCTATGCGTACTACCAGGGCAGCCAGGAGCAGAAGGGCTACACCACAGCGCTCATCTCGACCGGCAACGCCGCCGGCACCACGTCCGGCCAACTGGCGGACATGGCCAAGAGCATCGCGAAGTCGAGCGGCACGCAGTCTGCCGCCGCCGCGGCGCTGACCGCGCTGGTCGCCACCGGCAGGGTGGGCGCGGAGAATTTGAAGGAATTCGGGAAGACATCCGCCGATGCGCAGCGCGTGTTGGGCAAGGCGGCCAGCGAGACGGCGGACGAATTCGCCAAGCTGGGCAAGGCACCGCTGCAGGCCACGATTGACCTGGGCGAGAAGTACCACTTCCTGACGGCGGCGACGGTGGCGCAGATTCGTGCGCTGGAAGCACAGGGCCGCGCGGAAGAAGCTGGAATTGTCGCGCAAAAGGAATTTTCCAAGGCGCTGGATGAGCGAACCAAGGAAGTTTTAGCGAACCAGGGTTCCATGGAGCGCGGCTGGAACGCTGTATGGGCGGCTGCCAAGGGCGCGGCGGATGCCGCACTGAGCGTCGGCCGCGCGGATACACTGAGTGAGAAGTTGCTAAAGGTCAATGCGGAAATAGCAAAGGCCCAGAAGCCATTTGATCCATCGGTCGGCGGGAACGCTGAGGCGCGGGCCCAGCTTCAAAGCAATATTCAGAAGAAGAATGCGATCGAGCAGCAGATCGATGCTGAAAAGCGACTAGCAGCTATCACAGCCGAAAAGGTGCGATTCGACCAGGCCGACAACAAGTGGAAGCAAGATGGCCTGCAATACCTCACCAAAGAAGAGCAGCTAAGGCGAGCGATCGAGCAGGCTACCACGAGCGGTATCGCTTCAGGGGCATCGGACGCTGATATCCAGGAGCGTATCAAGGGCATCAAGCGCTCCTTCGGCGACCTGAACAATGTCGGCCTGGCCCAGCTGGAAGCCGCGCGCAATCTGGACAAGGAAGTGCTGGCGGGCCAGCTCGCCGATCTGGAAAGCAATCACAAGCAGCAGCTGGTCACCGACCAGGAGTTCATCGAGCGCAAGCGCGACCTGCAGCTCAAGGACCTGGCCGGCGAGGCCGCCCTGGTCAAGAAGCAGGCCGACCTCGCCGGCGGCAAGGCGGACCTCACCCAGCGCGCGACCTACCTGGGCACGCTGACCGTGCTGGAGCAGCGCCGCAAGAACATCATCGCCGGCGCGGACGACGCGATCAAGGAGCTGGGCACGGCATCGTCCCAGGCGATCAAGAGCCAGGTCGCCGCCTGGATCAACGCCACCGCCTCCGAGAAGCAGGCCCTGACCGAGGAAATCGGCCTGTTCGGGCAGTCCGCCAGCGCGCGCGCCATCGCGACCGCACAGCTGAAGGTGGACGCTGAGGTGCGGCAGAAGATCGCCGACGCCGAAACCGCCAAGCATCCGCTCTCGGCCCTGACCATCTCCGACCTGAAGAAAGAAGCCGAGGCCCGCAAGGCCAACATCGCCACCTTGATGGGGCAACAGCAGGCGCTGGCCGGCGCCGAGCAACTGCGGCTGGAGAACCAGCGTTTCGCGGTCGAGGCCATCGCCGACGACCAGTCCCGCGCGGACGCGCAGCTGCAGATCGACGCCAAGCTGTGGCAGGAACGCATCCGGATGGCAGGCGAGGGCACCGAGGCCCAGAAGCTGCTGCAGGAGCAGTTCGACACCTGGTACGCGAACCGCCAGCTGGCGCCGGTGCTGGACCGCTGGAAGGGCATCGTCGGCAACCTGGACAACGACTTCCGCGAAGGCTTCCGCGACATGCTGTCCCATGGTCAGAGCGCGTGGTCGTCCTTCTCCAAATCCATCGGCAACACGCTCAAGACCTCGTTGGCCGACGCGCTGTACCAGACCTTTGCCAAGAAATACGTGCTTTCCGTGGTTGAAAGCCTGGCCGGCTCGATCTCCGGCCCAGCGGTACAATCCGCGCTGGCTGGCGGTGGTGGCGCAGGCAGCGGCATCACCAGCGCCTTCAGCAGCGCCAGCGCGCTGAACTCCGCTTACAGCCTGTCCTCGCAGCCCAGCTACCTCGGCCAGTTCGCCAGCGGTTACAGCGGCTCCGCCGGTGCCGCGTCCGAGGCCCTGGGCGCGCCGATGACCACGTCCGCGCAGTTTGGCAGTTACGCCAGCTCCGCCACGCCATATCTGGCAGCTGCTGGCGGTGGTTTGGCTGCATACAACGTGGGCCAGAACCATGGCGCCGTTGCTGGTGTCGCTGCCGGTGCCGGCACGATCGCGGCGGGCGGCGCCCTGAGCGGTGCTGCAGCAGGCACTGGTATTGCCGCCGGCGCCAGCGCGGCGCTTGCCGCGATTCCGGTCTGGGGCTGGGCCGCGCTGGCGGCGCTCGCGATTGTCGGCTCCATGCAGGATGGCCCCGAGAAGGACACCCGACTGCAGTTCGTCAGCAACAACACGCCGGGGAATATCTCGATCAACGAGCGTGGCAACCAAGGGCAGTCGGATTCGTACATCGGCGGTTACGGGACCTCCGCCTTCGGCACCTTCGGCGTGAACTCCAGCTTCTGGATGAACACCGACCAGCCGGTAGTACAGGACTTCATCAAGACGGTATCCGCCACCGACGACGCGCTGGCCACGTTCCTCACCGCGACCGAAAAGGCGTCGGTGGCCACTTACCTGACCGGCAAGACCGAGACCGCGCACACCGGCGAGGAGGGCGCCAACCCGAACGCCAACGGCCAGCTGGACAAGATCTTCGCCGATCGCATCAACAACATCCTCGACGGCGTGCAGCCCGGCCTGTCCGCGCTGGAGGCCGGCTTTACTGGCACATCCCAGCAGCTGGCTACCGAGGCGGCAGCCGTGCTGCAATATCGCGCCGCGCTGAAGGATTCCGGGGAAGCGCTGTTCGGCATCAAGACGACCCTGGTGGAGGTGGCCGCCCTGAAGCAGCCGACCGAGGCCACCAGCGCCGCGCTGCAGCGCGTTGCCAATGAATTCGCCACCACCAATCTGGTGGCCCAGGCGCTGGGCAAGGGCAGTGACGCCTTCGGTGCGGTGGGGCTGGCATCGGAGGCGGCGCGCAACGAACTGGTGAACTTCGCTGGCGGCTTGGATAAGCTGAGCAGCCAGACCAGCAGCTTCGCGCAAAACTATCTGACGCCCGAGGAGCAGCTGGCGCCGGTGAAGAAGGCGCTCGACGCGGCGCTGGCCGGGCTGGGCTACTCCGGCGCTCGGGCCATCACCTCGCGCGACCAGTTCAAAGAAGTCGCGCGCAGCATCGATCTCAGCACCGAGGCCGGGCGCAAGCAGGAGGCGCAGCTGCTGGCCCTGGCCGACGCCTTCGCGCAGGTGCATACGGTCACCGTCGCCGCCACCAAATCGGAGCAGCAGATCGCCGATGAGCGGGCCGGACTGCAGCAGCAGTATGACCAGTTGACGCTGACGTCGAACCAGTTGCTGGCCCAGCAGCGCGACGCGCTCGACGCCAGCAACAGGGCGTTGTTCGACCAGATCCAGGCGCACAAGGCCGCCGCCGACGCAGCCAAGGCTCAGCAGGAAGCCGCCACCTCGCTGCTGACGGATGTGGACGCCGCCTATGCCGGCCTGCAGCGTTCGGTGAGCGCGGACCGCGCGCGCGCCGATTCTGCGCATCAGGCCGCGATGACCGCCTACCAGGCGCAGATAGATGCGGTCAACACGTCCGTTGGAAAACTGCAGTCCCTGTCGGGTTCGCTGCAATCAACCTTGTCCGGCCTCAGCTTGCCCGGACAGGAAGAAAGCAACCGCCTGTCCGGGCAAGCGCAGATTGCCGCCGCGCTGGCCATCGCGCGCGCCGGCGGCCCGCTGCCGGATTCGGATGGGATTCAGTCCGCATTGCGGGCGGCCACGCAGGAGTCGTCTAGCCAGTTTTCCTCGAAGGCCGATTACCAGCGCAACTTCTTCGCGACCGCGCGCGACATCGCAGAGTTGGGTGATCTCACCGGCAACCAGCTGACGGTTAACGAAAAAATACTCGAAGCCACGAAGGCCGCCAAGGATGCGGAGCAGGCCGCCTACGATGCGCAAATTCATCACCTGGACGACATCCTGGCGAATGGCCAGTCGCAGATCGATGTGCTTAAAGGCATCAATACTGGCGTCATATCGGTGGCTGATGCGATCATTGGATTGCAGTCGGCGATTTCGGCCGCGATGGCGAATCCTGTGGCCGCGGCGCCATCGGCTATTACGTCCGCTTACCAGCAGTATCTGGGGCGCAACCCGGAATCTGCCGGGCTCGACTACTACAAAAATCTGGTGGCGAATGGCACATCACTCGATACCGTGGTGGGCTATATCAAAAGCTCGCCTGAGGCACAGATCGAGAATTTGTACGAGACCGTTCTGAAACGCCATGGCGAGGCGACCGGCATTGAGTTCTGGACAAAGGCGCTGAACGCGGGCGTGTCGATCGACAAGATCAAACAGGACTTCTATAACTCGGACGAGTACATCAAATCGCTGCGCGGCTTCGCGGTGGGCACCAATTTTGTTCCGTCCACGATGCCGGCACTGATCCATGAAGGGGAGCGAGTGGTGCCGGCCGCCGACAATCGTGAGCTGATCCGGCGGTTACGGGCACCGGAGGTCGACACCGCCGCGCTTGCCATGGAAATGCGCGCCCTGCGGCAGGTGGTGACCAACCAGCAGGCCGTGTTGCGCCAAATCGCTGTCAGCACTGGAAAGCATGTCGACCTGTTCGATAACGCGACCGGTGGTGGCGGCCCGATGCTGGTGCAGGTGGAATCGTGAACGGGGCCTCGATCCTGAGCGTGCTGGTGCCGATCACCATCGCGTCGTCGATGTTGATCAGCAGCACGGTCCCCGAGACGGAATACCCGGCATGGACGGTGGGCGCCACCTTTGCCGCGGGCGACCGCTGCATCGCAAACCATCGAATTTACGAAAGCGGCAAGGCCAGCAACACCGGCAAGGACCCAACCGACCTCACCAACCAGGCCGGCACGCCCCCATGGTGGTTCGATATCGGTCCTTCGAACATGTGGGCTATGTTTGACGATCAGGTCAGCACGCAGACAGCCGTGGCATCGCCGCTGACCGTCGTGTTACAGGTGGGGGGCTTCAACGCAGTCAGCTTGCTTGGCTTGGACGCTGATTCGCTAACGGTCACCGTCCGGGATGCTCCGGCTGGAACGGTCATCTACAGCTATACCGGCTCGCTTGAGAGTTCGACGCCTGGCGACTATGACGAGTATTTCTTCGATCCCTTCCGGCCGCAAACCGAGTTCCTGGCAACCAATATTGATCAGTACCAGGCGATGGAAATGACGATCACGCTCACCAAGACCACCGGCATGGTCAAGTGCGGCGCGGTCTCCGTGGGCGACTTGCGCGAGCTGGCCCGCACCTTGGCCGGGGCAAAGGCCAAGCCGAAGACCTACAGCTATATCAAGACCGACGACTTCGGTGTGACGACCATCAAACGGCGCAAGTCCGCTACCGACATGAGCTTGACCGCCTATGTGGAGCTGGCCGATGCCACTTTCGTGAACCGCACGATAGCGGACCTGCTCGACGTTCCATGCCTGTGGATCGCGTCGAACCTTCCCCAGTTCTCCAGCCTGCAGTGCTTTGGCCTCGGCAGCGGGGAAGTGTCATTCGATGATCCGCAGGGCTGCCTGCTTTCCCTCAACGTACAAGGATTAATCTGATGTCCGCTACTCCACCACCACTCATCGACCCCGCGCCAACGCCCGCTCCGCAGCGCGGTGACCGGGCCACTTTCCGCGACCGGGTCGATGCCTTCATCACTTGGCTGACAGCAGCGGTCGCATTGTTCCAGGCCGTGGCAGACAATGTGTACGCCAATGCGATACAGGTTTACAGTTGGGCGCTATCAGCGGCTGTGAGCGCTGCTGACGCCGCTTCAAGTGCCGCCGCAGCTTCCAGTTCGAGTAATGCGGTGAAATGGGTGGCCGGCACGTACGCCGACGGCGATGCTGTCTGGGACCCTTTAAACCGTCTCCCGTACCGTTCCATCGGCGCTGGCGTACGCAATACCAACCCTTCGCTGGACTCCGCACACTGGGCCATCCAGTTGCTGGCCGTAGGCCTCGGCGGCATGAATATCACTGGCAATATCGCTCTGATAAGCAATTCGATATCCGCTATTACCGCGAATCCCACCTCGCCGGGACTCTATGCAACACTGCCTGACGCGACGACGTGCCAGAAGGCCGTGGCCTTGTTCGCTATCCAGAATAACGGAGACTACGATTATGGAGTCAAGGACTACACAGGCGCCGTCCTTGGCTGGGTGCGGGCTGGTGCAGCTGTCACAATCGGGCTATCGGACAATAGTACGGCGGCCGGTACCTGGCTCCTGCCTGATATCCAAAAGATCGGCGTAACCGCCATCTTGGCTTCTCCATCCATCTCGACCGCAACGAACGACACCAACATTCTTCGCGTCGTAGTCGATGCCAACCGAACCTTCGTTCTCTTTGGTCTTCTTTACGGCGCACTGTACGACTCGTCGACGCAATCTTGGCTGGGGCCGGTTTTGATCCGCTCCATCAGTACCGGCGGCCGTGTATCAGCAGTCCTTTCTGGCGCTAATCAAATCCTCGTTACTACTTGCTCTGGTGGTGCGGCCGAGGCAGTTACTGTCACTATCGGCGCCGGCCTGACAGTCAACACAGCAAACAAAGCTACCTGGACGTTGTCCGGCAGCGTCACCAGCTGGAGCAATCTGACGGTGGTGGGGGCGAGCTGGGTTCAGGGCTATGGGGATAGTGGAGTGGGGATGCTGGTGCGTGCTTTGACTGTGACTGGCGTCACGCCAGCCGTCGGCGGTTCTGCAACGTTAACATCGGCCAGCTCCAATGGCGCCTTGGTGTTGTTCGCAGCTGGCTCCATTGTTCGAGCAGTAGGGACAGATGGGAGCGCGCTGTACGCCCAGCCCTACACCGTGTCGGGCACCGGCCTGACCCCAGGCACCCGCGCTACCACCGGAAGCACTTCGACAAGCAATGACGCGCGAGCCTGGATGAACGGCAACGGCAATATCGTGGTGCAGCACGTCAATTCGGCTGCGGCGTACATAACGATTTTCAAGCTGAGCGGGACAGTGGAAGCGGCGAGTACCGCGAACGTGACCAGCATTAACGCCGGGAGCGTCAGTGACTACCTGCCCATCAATGCCAGCAAAGTGCTGCTGGGTTATGCAGATACCACTAACACCTATCTGTATCTGACGATATTGACCGACACAGCCGGTGTCCCGAGCCTTGGGGCCCCATACAACTGCATTGGCGGGAATGGAGGACCGTCGGCGGTGGCGGCACTGGCGTTGACCGGCACCACGGGGAGGTTCGTGTTTAAGAACAGTGCGGGCAGCGGATTTGTACAGGTTTCGGTGGACTGCTCTGGCAGCGCCCCTAGCTTGCTGGCTATTCAAAGTGTATCTCGTGCGTTGAACGTGCCACTGGGTTCTGGTGTCTCGGATGGCGCACGCAGTTTCACAAAACTCACGGTCGGCACTGCGGTCTACGGGATGAGTGGAACGCAAGCTAATGACAGCCGCTTTGCGCCAAACAGCGTCCAGGCGCAGGTGCCGATGACGACCAATTTTTTGGTTGGGGCACCTGGCGCCGCTAACGAAGCGTGGTGTTTGGATAACTCGGCCGTCGCGGGTGGCCGGACTATTAAGCGCGTGGAGGCGGCCGCATGAAAACGATTCTTTCCGACGCGGGCGTCTTTGGTCCGTTCCGCGCCGTCCAAGTATTACAGGACCGTTTTCGTGCCGATGGAATCGACTTCCAGTTCGATGTGCTGGGGAACTATGAAGTTGTTCTGGGGGCGCCGGAACCTCCCGCCGCCCAGCCCGCCGTGCCCGAAGCAGTCCCGATGCTGAACGCTCGGATGGCCATGTATGACGCCGGCTGGCTGACTCCATGGGAGAACGCCCTGGCGGCTATGTCCGGCGAGGACGGTGATCGCGCTCGCATCAAATGGGCAACAGCTCTGACCGTACGCAGAGATGACCCGCTCGTTGCCATCGGCATTGCCACATTGGGCAAGACCGATGTGGAGGCCGACGAACTCTTCGTCGCAGCCGCTGCCCTGAACCCCTAGTCCAACTTCAAGAAAGGGCACCATGCCAGATCAAGCACGCAACCTCACCGAAGCAGATGTGGAGGCGCTCGCCGCCGCGCTGGAAGACAGATTAACCAACCGGTTCTATGGAAACCTCGGGCGCGGCCTGTGGGGTCTAGCCTGGAAAGCCGTTCTTGTCGCAGTCGCAGGTATTGCTGCCTATGGCAGTCTGAAAGGTCACTAAATGAAAACCCTGAAACGCATGGCGGCGCGGACCGTCATTTTCGCGCTGCTCACCCTGGCAGCCTTCGGCCTGATGGAGCGCCTGACGGTGCTGACCGGCTTCCCCGAGGTCATGCAGGGCATGAAGGCGGCTGCTATCCTGGCCTGGGCCGAGATCACCATCATGTGGATTCGCATCGCAATGTCGCCGTCGCTGGACGTGCAGCAGTCGGCCCGGCTGGCGGCCAATAACGATGCCATGGCCGCCGCCGTCGTGTACGCCGCGCACCAAGTCACCTGGGCCGTGCGCTTGGCCGCCTTCATCATCCTGGGTTGGGTGCTATGAAGGCCGCCCGCTACGCCTGGCATCGCGCGCTGGCGGTGCTGCTGATGCTGGCCTCAGCCACCTGCTGGGCGGCCGGCCCGCTGCCAGGCGACGCAGCGCGCCTGCTGCCGCAGCTCGGCGGCGAGATCAGTCGTTTCTGGCCGGAATTGGCGCCGCGCTCGTTCGTGGCCGGGGTGATCGAGCAGGAGAGCGGATGGAAGGTGACTGCCAAGCTGCAAACCTCGCGCGAGCTGGGCGCTGGGCTGGGCCAGTTCACGCGGGCCTACGCGGCCGATGGCTCGGTGCGCTTCGACGCGCTGGAGGAAACCCGCCGGCTCGATCCGTCGCTGGCTGGGTGGTCCTGGCGCGATCCCTACAATGCCGAGTACCAGATGCGCGGCGCGGTGCTGAAGCTGCGCGCCAACGCCCGAAGTTGCGGGCCGCTGATGGCCGACGGCCGCGAGGTGCTGGCGTGCAGCGCGGCGCAATACAACGGGGGCGGCGGCAGCGTGTCCAACCGCATCCGCCGGTGCCGCGTGGCCGCCGGCTGCGACGGTCGCCGTTGGTTCGGGCACCTTGAGCACCAGGCGAAGCCGGCCGTGCGCGTGCAGGGCTACGGCGAGAGCTTCGACCAGATCAACAGCAAGTATCCCGGCCGCGTGTTCGCTCGCATGCCAAAATATGAGGGGCGGCTATGAAACTGACGGACCTAAACCCAAGTTGGGTCGGCTACGGCGGCGAGGGCATGATGATGAACTCGCAACCCATTCCGCGACGCGAGCGAACGGCTATTGAATTCGATTGCCCCTGCGGTTGCGATCATCGGGTTTGCATTCCCTTTGCCAATCCTGAGGATGGCCAAGGCCCGGTTTATTCCGGCCTTGGTTGGCAGCGCACCGGCGAGACGTTTGACGACTTGACGCTGACGCCATCGATTCAGCGTGAACTGCCGGCCCGCTGCTGGCATGGTTATGTAACCAACGGTGAGGTGTCGACATGTCCGTCACAGACCTGATCCCGGTCCAATATCGGGTGCTTTCCGCCCTGATCGCGCTAGCCGTGGCTATGGCCGCAGCAGCGGCCGCCGCCGTCGTCGTAGAGCATTGGCGCATGGATGGCGACATGCAGCGCGCAATTGCCACCGAGAAGGCATCCTACGCCGTTCTGCTGGCTCAGCACAATGCGCTGACGATATCGACGACCAAGCAAAACGGCGCGGTCGACCTGTTGGCGGTGAAGGCCGATGCCGCCGACCAGCGGCGCGCGCTGGCCGAGAAGTATGCCGCCGGCATCATCCAGACGAAGAACCAGCGGATCGCCGAGATCCTGGCAGGCAAGGCGACGACCTGCGAGGGCGTGCTGCGTGAATCATGGGGGAAGCGATGAAGCTGCTGATGATCTGGGCCCTGCTGGTCTTGACCGGCTGCGGCGCCATGCCGAAGTGCGAGCCGCCGCAGGAAGTGAAAATTCCGGTGCCGGTCGGCTGCCTGGGTGACGTGCCGACTCGGCCGGTGAATAGCTATGGCGCCGGCGAGTATCCCGGTGACGCGGCGGCTGCTCGTGCCGCCCTGGTGGATGCCGCCGCCTGGGAGGGCTATGCGGTCGGCTTGGAAGCGGCGCAGGCCGGGTGTGACAAGAAATCCGCGATATCCAAATAGCATCTTCCAAAGATTGGAAGATCATGTTCCAAAAAAAGGAAAAGGGTCACAAGCCGAAACTTGTAACCCTTTGATTTCCCTATGAATTCGGTGGGGTGGCTGATGGGGCTCGAACCCACGACAACAGGAATCACAATCCTGGACTCTACCAACTGAGCTACAGCCACCACTGATTTACTGCA